CTGAGCTAAGGGCAGTTTGTTTTAAGCGGCTTCTAACATTGACATAGGCACACGATAACTACGGCCTAGCATGTCAACAACACACTTAGTCTGATTGATTTTGGTAATAGTACCAGGAGTTTTCTTTGTCTTTTGAACAACAAATACCTTTTGTCCTACAGATAGAGTTGCTTTACCAACTATAACTTTCATTTGTGATATAAAATCAGAAAGGTCGTTAAGTTGAGCAAGGTTCATTTTTTGTATTTCAGTTTTCACATTTTTCATAATATAGTCCTTTATTAGTTTAAGTAAAGAGGTCCAGTCCAACGAATGGCATAGTTACCACTCAGTACATTTCCTCGGGGTTGATTTAAGGCAGGTGCATTAAAACCAGCAGGCTTCAATATATCTCCTATCTTAAAATGTTTAAAATCAGTTTTACAGATAAAAGCAAAGACAGAATTATCTCGTACAATCTTAATGTATTTCTTTCCTTCTCTGATTGAAATTGAATCGTCCCATTTAGCAAGTTGTTCTTGCATATAAGATGAAATTTGTTCTTTACCGTGTGAAGACCATTTATGATAATCTTCTTTGGCACCATTCATTAGATTAGTGATACCTTCTTCAAGTGATTCGGCAGTTTTGTTTACAGTAGTCATAGTTTAGTGTCCTTCTTTAGTGTTTATGTGTATATTATATCAGATGATTCGCTATAAGGCAAGCGTTATTTTCAAATTAATTACTTTTTATTGCAATAAAACCACCAGTAATTGTCATTACTAGACCCATACAAGCGTACATAATAGTGTCACCAAGTGAATTTGCATATTCCATACATTTTCCGTCACAATCACCACCAGAACCAGCCATCATCATTATACCAATTACAATTAATAGAGCGCCAAAAGTGTTTATCATTGTTTTCATAGTGTTTTCCTTTTTGTTTTTCATTATGGATACATCCTACACTAGATAAATAGTAAAGTCAAGCACTAAATTCACTTTTTTTCAAAAAAATGCATAAAAAAACCCTTATAAATCAACACTATTTAATTTTTTTTGTTCTATCAATGTTCTTTTTAGCGTCAGGATGCTCAAAAACTGTTAAAAAATGCAAATTAACGCCGGATTATGAGCGAATCGGCGAATCAGTCGTAAAAAATTCACAAAATATAACCGAAACTGAATATAAAGCAGGAAAAATGACTTGTGATTTCTAATATAAATAATCAGAAAAGGAAATTATGAAAAAAATGAGATTATTTAAGTTTTGGAACGCAGATGGTGTTGAAAAAGAAAAAGAAGAGATTAGTTTGAAGAAAGCAACACGAGCTGTACAAGGCGATTTTAAAGATAAGATGATAAGTGTCGAGTATATTAGTAAAAAAGGCAAAGAGATGTGACATTCTATTATTATACCGATAGGTAGAAAGTTAAGACAATCAATTTTACAAGAAAAAAGAAGAGAGGCCTTAAAAGCTAAAAATGCCAGCCGTTAGTAGAAAAGGTGATAGTTTATCTACTGGTCATATTTGTGCCAGTACGACAACTTTAGATACACCAGGACAAGGTACATGTTTTGCAAACAGTATATTGATTGCAAGAGTGAGTGACCCTACTGTATCACACCCTTTTCCGCCAGCACCACCTTGTGCGCCTCATGTAGCCAATGTAAATGCAGGTTCTCCAAATGTATTTGTAGAGGGATTAGCAGTTGCAAGAATTGGCGATAGTACAGACGCTGGTGCTATGACTAGTGGTTCTGGTAATGTTTTTGCAAACGGTTAGAAAAACCTTATAAATATCCGTATGGCAGTCTATGATTCACAAACACAAAGTAAAAGTACAAGAAACTCCAGACCATTTAGAGATATTGACTTAGACTTTGACAGAAACGCAGTTACAAATGATGTAAATGTGGTTGAAGATGTTATTGCTATCAAAAGGTCAGTAAGAAATTTAATACAAACTAATTTTTATGAGAGACCTTTTCAACCAGAATTAGGTTGTGGTATAAGAGAGTTATTGTTTGAACCTTTTACACCTATGACCAGAGTTTTTTTACAAAGAAAAATAGAAGAAGTTTTAATTAACTATGAACCAAGAATAGAATTACAAAATGTTGCTGTTGATGATGACCAAGATAATAATAGATTAGTTGTAGATATTTATTTTTATATTGTTGGTGTTTCAGGTCCACAAGTTGTACAAACATTTTTACAGAGGGTAAGATAATAAATGTCTAAACATAAGTTAGTTGTTTCAGATTACGATTTTGACGCAATCAAAACAAATCTAAAATCTTTTTTACAAGGTCAAACTCAATTTCAAGACTATGACTTTGAAGGTAGTTCTTTAAATATTCTTTTAGATATTTTATCTTACAATACACATTACCTTGCTTATCTAGCAAACATGTCAACTAACGAGTTGTATCTTGATAGTGCTGACATAAGAAATAATATTGTATCATTAGCGAAGATGATTGGTTATACGCCTTCATCACCTAGAGCTCCTTTGGCGTCTATTGATGTTACTTTAAATAATGCAACAGGCACAAGTGTGACCATGAACAAGGGTACTGTATTTACTACAAGTGTTGATGACACTTCATATCAGTATGTAACAAATTCAGATGTTACAATTACACCATCATCAGGTATCTACAAGTTTGATAGTTTACCTATCGATGAGGGTACACTAGTAACATTTAAATATACAGTTGACAGTACAGATGTCGACCAAAAGTTTATTATACCAAGTGCTAGTGCTGATACTTCTACACTATTAGTAAAAGTTCAAAATAGTTCAAGTGATTCAACAACAGAAACATATTCATTAGCTGGTGGTTATAATAATGTAACATCAACATCTAAGGTTTATTTCATACAAGAAGGCCAAGACGGTAAATACGAAATTTATTTTGGTGATGGTGTAAATGGTAAATCATTACTAGACGGTAATATTATTATATTAGAATACATTGTTACAAATATTGAAGACTCAAACGGAGCAAGTGCATTTGCCTTATCAGGTAATATCGGAGGCTTTACAGATGTAACAATTTCTACTGTATCATCTTCTCAAGGCGGAGCTTCAGGTGAAACAGATGAATCAATTAGATTAAATGCACCTTTACAATATGCAGCTCAAGAGAGAGCAGTAACAACAACAGACTATGAAACTTTGGTAAAATCAATTTATCCAAATGCATTATCAGTAAGTGCATGGGGTGGAGAAGATGATGAAACGCCGAGATATGGTATTGTAAAGATTGGTATTAAAGCTGCTTCAGGTTCAACACTTACAGAAACTACTAAACAAGACATTGTAAATAAATTAAAACCATATAATGTGGCTTCAGTATCTCCTCAAATTGTGGATCCTGAAACAACTTCGGTATTATTAACATCAACTGTTAAATATAATACATCAACAACAACAAAGTCAAGTGATACTTTGAAATCAGAAATTATTACAGCTATTACAAATTACAATACAAATACATTACAAAAATTTGATTCAATATATCGACACTCAAAATTGACAGGATTGATTGATAGTGTAGATACAAGTATTTTATCTAATATTACAAATGTAAAAATTAGAAAATCTTTTACTCCATCTTTAGCGTCATCACAAAAATATAATATTTACTTTAGAAATGCTGTATTTAATCCACACACAGGACACAATATGGCAGCTGGTGGTATTTTATCTTCAACAGGATTTAAAGTAACTGGAAGTGACTTAGAACAATTTTTAGATGATGATGGTTCAGGCAATGTGAGAAGATATTATCTTGCTTCAGGTATTAGAACATACTCAAATGAAACACAAGGTACAATTAATTATTCTAACGGAGAAATTACATTGAATTCTTTAAATGTTGCTTCTATTTCTAATATTAGAGGTGCAACTTCAACAGTTGTAGAGTTAACTGTTACACCTGATTCAAATGATATTGTTCCTGTAAGAGACCAAATTGTAGAATTAGATGTAGCTAACTCAGGTATTACAGTTACAGCAGACACATTTGTAGGAGGCTCAGCTGATGCTGGTGTAGGCTACACAACAACATCAAGTTATTAATGACAAATGGCAAAATTTAATGATAAAATTTCAACAATACTTAAC